GAAGCCATAGCAGTATTTACTGTATTTGCTACTGCTTGACCAGTATCGCTAATAGAAAAGCCAGCACTTCCAGTAGTACCACCGCTAGTGCTACCACCATCGCCACCGCTATCACCACCAGTAAGACCAGTATCTGTAACTGTATTGCCTTCAGCCTTTGTTGTGTATTTAGTAATATCAAAAGGCTCAGGAAGTTTTCTAGGTTGAGCTTGTAACAACGAGCCATAAGCAATTCTTGGTTGGTCTGGCACTAACGCACCAATAGAATCAAGTAATGACCTTGTAGGGGCAAACTGAGTCTGTGGACGATACTGGCTCTGGATACCAGAAACAATGTCCTCATAAGTAGCACTCTGAGGATTCCTTCCGCCAACTAAACTAATCAATTCTTGATAGTTCATTCTTATCTCACTTAGAAATCAAGCTTAACACGTTGTTTAAGGATGGTGTGGCAGCAGGTGTAGCAGTTGGAAATAAACTTGCTATCTCTGGACGAGATGTAATGTAAGCAATATCAGCAGCAGATGCACCATAGTTACGCAAGTCATTAGCAGATACACCTCTAAGCATATTTGCAACATCACCATAGTTACCAGATGCTTCGGCAGCAGTCCATGCGTCCATCAATCCAGTTGGCATAGTATTAACTGGAGGCGGTCTGTATGTAGGGCTTATGTTTCCACCTTGAATCATGTCAACAATGCTTTGTGTTGTTGGCCTACCTGCAACCATTTCACCAGCCAAACGCTTAGATTCTGCAAATGATGGAAACAACTCACGCATTTGACCAGCAGTTATATTTTGTTGGGCGATAGTTGCTGGGTTGAATGTTACAACCCCTGTGCCAGTTTTAGTTCCTGCGCCAACTACTGTACCAGTACCAGTACCGCCAGTAACTGTTCCAATTCCAGTAGGAGTTACATACTGATTAAAAATGTCTGTGATTGCCGTATTGTTAGCACCGCCAACATTACCAGTTTTAGCAGCGTTATAGCGTCCTGCCACACCTTCATAACTTACACCAGTAGCACGAGCAACGTCATTAGGGCTAATCCCCAATCTGTCCATCTCAGCAGCTAACTGAACGTCATTTAAACCACGATTTTCATTTACATAATCAAAGATGTTTTGGTCAATCTGCGTTTGGGTCATGTTGTTGTTTAGACCATAAGTCAAACCAACAGATGCAGGAATATCAACAGGCGCAACATAGCCACCTGTGCCTTGGTCAGCTACGTTATACCGAGTCTCAACACCAGCCAAAGGAACACCAGTAGCAGCCGCTACATCAGCAGCACTCACCCCAAGCTTATCCATCTCTGCTCGTAACTGAACATCGTTTGAACCACGATTTTCATTTACATAATCAAAGATGTTTTGATAGTATTGCTCTTGGCTAATGCCGCTGTTTAAAGCATAATTTAGTGCTTCTGATGCCATGATTAACCCCTAATCTCTACGTTAGATGTAATACCAGCACCAATCTTCATTGCTTTCAATTGTGCTTCTGCTTCAAACTCTTGTTGCTTTAATGCAAAGTAAGCCTGTTGTTTCTCACGCTCTAGTTGCAACTTAGCACCTTCCTTCTCACGCAACAATTGCATCTCAAGTCCAGCCTTCTGTTGCGCCATCTCCATGTCAATCTGCATCTGCTGTTGTTGCATCTGCATATCAGCTTGTGCTTTAGCTTGTGCTGCCTGTATCTCAGCCTGAGTCCTAGCCATCAATGCTTGTACTTCTGGAGGCATCTGCTGTTGTTGTGGAGGGGGATTACTCAACGCTTGGTCTTGCTCTGGCGTAATGGCTTTGTAGAACTCAGCACTATCCTTAAAGCCAGCAATCTCTACCATGCGTCCCAATGTGCCACGATACTGAGCAGGTGAAACGTAAGGATTAGCTGGGCCAAACTGCCCCATCAATTGCTCTTGTTTAGCCAAAACCAAAGATAGCATAGCCATCTGCTCTTGACGATTTCCTGCGCCTAAACCTACGTTGATAGAAACATCGTATTGGTTAGCCCATGTTCTAGGGTCAAACTCTACAAACTCTCCACGCATACGCACTAAACGAGCTTTGTCTTGGTACTTACATAACAAATGTAGTATGCCCTTGAACAAAGACTTAACGCCTGTCTCAGCAAAGATTCGAGCCATTAGTTCAATCTTACCTGCGCCAGCTTGTTGCATAGAAGCTACTGCTGCTGCCGTAACATTCTGTAAGACAGAGGGGTCTAACCCTTGTGAGGCATCAGACACGCCTGTACGCTTGGACTGAATTGTGTCCAGATACTGAAGCATTGGGAAAGCCTGAGAAGCCACGTTCTGCACAACTAACTGTTGAACAGCACCTTGTGACTTGGCACGAATAACACCACCTGCTGTAGAAGTCAGCAAGTCATCAAGGTTTACTTGACCTTCGATAGCTACAACTCGTGCATTGTTTGTCAGATATAAGTTATCCAACATCTGACGAGTGATAGTGGTCTTGATTAACTGTAAGTCAACTGTTCTGTCTGCCAACGAGTTCCCAAAAAATTTATGCGGAATTGGGATAGGACAGATTGAGTGGAAAGGAACGTAGTCCACTTCCTCAACCATCTCCTTACCCTTGGCATCCTCAAGAATCTCGTTAGAAGCGTAGAACACTTGAACCAATGTCGCAATGCCTTTGCCATCTATATCAGTTTTGACATAACACTCAAAGACTTCAATCTCTTGCATCGCAGGGTCATCTGTCTGCGTTTGGTAAGGTTGCTCACCTGCTGCATAACGAGCCACACGCTCTGGTGTGTACGCTAGTGCATCACCCATCTGCAAGCCTTCTACCTGCTTCTTGTTAAAGCCCATAGCAACCAAGGTGCTACGAGTCAACATCTGCCTGTGGGCTACAAAAGGCGAATCAGCAATAGTTCTAGCTTTCTTGCTAATCAGGAATTCTTCTGGGGGTACGTTCTCAATCGTTACTTTGCCTGATTTTTTCTTTTGTTGCACCACAACATTGTGTGTAGCACCCATCACAGGCATACCCATCGGGTCAATAACTGGCTGACCCATTGGGTCAAATATTGGAAACTCTGTCGTATCTTGCTCGACAATCTCCATAGTCTCATCACTCATCAGCATTGCTAACTCATCGTTAGTCAAGTCAAAGTAACGCTCTTTGGTTATGTCTTCTTTGTCTTCCCAATACGCTTTTAGGATGCCGTTCTTTTGAAGCAGAGCATCCTTGAACCAATCATGCAGAATGGCTACGCCTTCGTTGTCTCGTGAAAATACCCAATTGCAGTAATCAGTGGCCTGTTTAGCGGAGGCTTCATCCCTTGGGCCTTGTGGCTCAAAGACTACGATATTGTCTGAGCCTGTAAAGATACGAACTAAGCTAGGCAGCGCACCATCTATCGCCTCTGCCACTTCTCCTGTAACGATTTGAGACTTACCCTCAACTTCATTACCATATGGCTGTCGTAGATAAGCCTCCAAAGCCTGTTTGCGTTGTTCAACAGTTTCACTTTCAATAAAGCCAATAGCGTCATCAATCTCTGCCTGTAGTATTGACTTCAGTTCGTTCTGTTCCATGTTTGTCCTTTGGAGGGCGACCCATTCGGGGTTTGTCCAATTGTAATGCTTTTACCACATTTTCCAACATTTCAAGACGCATTTCAAGTTCTTTTACTTTAGGTGCTAGATTTACACCCTGTTTCTCAATATACATCAGACAATCCATTTCGGTGATTTGTTAATAGGCTTAGACCATGTTGAATGTCCTTCATCCAATCCAAGGGCTAAGTAGCGGAAAGAATCAGAGCCATGACTTGACCAATCGTGTAGTGGTCTTTCATAGAATATCTTACGCTTCTCATCGTAATCTCTGCGGTAGTTTCTCAGGCAGTTCAGTCCTGTCTGCACTTTAGGAACATTAAACCAGCACCTTGGCAGCAATCTTCGGACGGCTTGGATGCCATCATCTAGTCCCATTCTGGGAGCAATCTTGACTTCTAAACCAGCTTCCTCAAGCATTTCCATTCGGCTCTTACCTGTGCCTAACTCCCTAACTCTTACGTCATGGGGCAGAATATGCTCTGCTTTGAGATAGTCATTGTCCTTAATCCACTTAACGTAGTGGTCTAAACCTACGCCATGATTCTCGTAGTAATCAATCAGGCGCACCTCAGTACCTACCAGTTGAGCCACCCAGATAGACGTAGAGTCACCCATTCCCAAGTCCCAAGCAGTAAATGTTCTGCTTAGTTCCTCTCTGGGAATCTCTTGCATATGCTTCTTGTCTTCCAGTTCATTGAGGATTTGCCCATAGTAAG